GGACCGACGCATCCGCAATCGCATCACACTGATGGGTGATGCTGCCGCTAAAAGGCGGCGCCAGGCGCTTGACAGTGCCATTGCTGCACCCGTCACCGTGTCCAGCACCGGCTATAGCAAGCCTCTGCCGCCCGGCCTCGCGGATCTCCCGCGTGCCATCTCCGTCGACTACGGATCATGGGACTCCCGGCTGACGCAGCATTTGCGGGCCATTGAACAGATCGTACTTACGGCGTTGTTCAAAAACTGTGAGTTGGGTAACTCGGACGTGGCCATGAAAGCACTACTTGAACGTGTGCGCAACAGGCTTAAACTGAAGGGCACCTTCTGCAATGTTGCAGCTGACATTTTTGGACGCCAAAGCGGCGATCGCGGGACCAGCACACTCAACGCCGTCATCAATCTTGTGCTCGATTTTGTCCTTGAACACGAGCTCAAGACCAACGGCAACTCCAGGTACAAGAAGCCTTTCAACCTACAGGAAACCATGGAGAAAAGAAAGAAAGGTGCATCGTGGGACTTCCTCCAGGAGGGAGATGACAACCTCCGGTTCGTCACCGACGACTTCATCCGCGACCATTGTATGGGCGGAGGCCGGAAAACGCTCGAGGAAGGATGGGCGTACATGCACCAATATACCGCCGAGTTCTACGAAAGTCTCGGTATGGTATTTGAGCCGGCGTCCCGTGGTGGGGGCGTCGGCACAACGGCACGTGAGGTGGTCTTCAGGTGTTACGACAGAATGGAGTTCTGTTCGCGGCACAGCGTATACGTGCCGTCGATCGGACGACTCGTGTCATTTCCGAAGATCCTTAAGGCGATCACGTCGGCCAGCTTCACGTTCTCTAAGGAGGACATCAACATCGTTGGACACACCGCGTTGCTAGCCATGGCGAACAACTGTGTCAATCACCCCATGCTGTACAGCTTGGCGCGCTGCGCCCAGACGTTTTACAGTGGGCATGATTTCTCACACACGTGGGCTACGAAAAATTTGCTGGAGCAGGCCGCTCTACACGAGGTCACGGCAACGGACTATGTCGACGGACGTCGACAAGCGTCCATCAGTATAGGAGCTGATACATACGTACGTGCTTACACGCAACGTGAGCACCCAAACCTGACTGTCGACGCCCAGGAACGTCTTGAAAACGCCTTTGATGCGTTACGTTTCAGGGGTGCCGCCAATCAGGGGGAATACTGGAGAGACCTGGGAGTTCTTATCTCCCAGGTCGTTGCACTTCTCTAGGTTACAGAAGAAGGCACATTGGGCGGGCGGCTATTCCGTACGTGGTCGGCTTATCGGTCTCTTTCCGTTGAGCGCGCCGCGTGCGAGGCTGTCCGTCTGCAATGTGCGTTAGGTAGCTGCACCACTCTCTTCTTTGTGTGTGCCGCACCCCCCGGTTCCTTTCACAATCTCACCGGGTTATTTTATTTTTGCAGAGCGTCCACCCGAAGTGCTCGGGGTCCTTGGATGTTGGCAGATTGTTGGCTAGTCCCTGAGGTGATGCCACGAACCAATCTAAGCTCGAGTCATGCCGTGTTGTGTCGGCGCCGATCGTTTTAAGGCAACTCACACCTTCTGAAGAGCGCTGTAGGTTCACCAACCTGAGCAGCGCGAAAGCCCCTCCGAGTAGAATGGTTCTTCTCCGTGCCGCGGCACGAACTCGGTTGTGGAGACACACACGTTCCTGCGCCACACCTTATGGCGACCAACAGGCATATCCGCTTTCCCGCCATCTGTGCATCCGGTGGGTGCATGGGTGACGGGTGGGTATGGCAGGTAGGGTAAACTGCACGCTACACATTGAACGCGAATTAACGCGGTGCGCCGTCAATACTGGACAATGACGGGGTATAGTCTCCATGAATGCTACGGCATTAAGCATCGCCCAACGCCCTGGGCGGACCTCTACTGTATGTCCCACATGCAGATACGTCTCCTACCTCCCCAAGATGCGCGGGGACCGCAAGCAAGATA